GTTACATCTTCAGGAGCAAAATTTTGAATAGCATTTAACCTTTGAAGCTCGTTGAAGTATTCTATCAGAGTAGCTCGCAGTAAAGACCGGCCGTCATCATTGTTATTTACTTTTCCTACATAATTTGATTCGAATATGGTCGTTATATCATTGTTAATGCCGTCTATGGTCCTGATTAGCCTGTTCTTAGTAAACTGTTTGCCTTTTTCTGGAGTAATACTGGTCAGAGAATTAATATCGTATACAGCAGTAACATTCTGTGCAGTATCTACTTTAAAGATAAATTCCCCGTTTTGAATAGCTGCTTCCATCTCTGATTTTGTCATCCTCGGCACTACATCAATAGCACCTATATATTTACGGCCAGTGTTAGATTGATTTATGTTAGCCCCTGCGGTTACGCCTGCTACCCATGCGGTTGTCTTTGCTGGTGTCAGTTCTGTTCCGCCTGCCAGCTTAACTCCCTGTGTAACGTTAATTATTCCTTCATAATCCCCATCATAATTCGCTAATACTGCTTGTATCTTCATTCCTTCGTCATCACGCATAGCTTCAACCCATGTAGCAATTTCTTGTTTGTTTGATTCGTATTCTATCCCGTCATATGGATAGCATAATGTATTAAATACCTCTGTTTTGAGCTTTTCTAATGTCTCTGTGATGCCTGTATGCTCTTGCCCTAGGTTGTATACGAGCACCGTCTGGGCACCTTTAAGGGCCTCATTTACTAGTAATTTGTCATCATCAGTTGCTCCTTCCGGATATTCGCTCTGATCTGTTGCATTTATCCTGTATATCTCCCCTGCATTGCCTACACTCATTTCCTGCAGTAAAACGACAATGCCCCTATCACCCACTGTTATGGATAACGGAGCATTGGTACGGAAATTAAGATAAGCACCAGGTAATATCTTATTCTGAGTTTCCCACGTTCCTGCCATGTTATCACTCCTTTACAAATTTGTGTTCGTGGTTTGCTTTTGCATTTTTGAAAATTCCTTTGTCTTAATCTCTGAATAACTTACATCAAAGGTTATATGTAACACATTGTCAGTTATATTAGCTTGTAAATTCTGCACTCTAAAAGTGTCCAATGTATTAAGAGTCCGGAGTAAGTTCACTTGTACCGCCTGGCAGTCGGATTTGACCTCGTTTTTCCCCTTATCGCTGAAATAGGCCACGTCAAAGGAAACGGTGCTGTTGTATTTGTTGGCAAGCCCTTTGCCGTAGTTTTGTTCAATGAGGGTGAGCAGAAAAGACGGCTTTTTGAAGTTTTGGGGGATGTCGTCTGCGTATACTGTGGCTGACGGGTATAGCCCAAGGATCTTCTGTGTAATAGCCTGCTTAATTTCACTTATCATGCTTTCGGTTCACCCTCTCTACTTCTTTCCTGAATTCCTCAATAAGCCGCTTTTCAACCTTGCTAACGGCTTTTTCCAGTATAAACTTGCCTGGCACCCATCCCACTGTTTTTCCGCTGCGGTTAACAATTCTGTGGCCATAGTTCACATAGCTTGAATAATCTGCTGTATTGATGAGTGATTTTTCAGCTCCGCTTGCTGTTTTCTTGGTTGGAGTAACTGCCCAGCTTCGCCGCATAAAACCCGTAACTACCGGCGTATTTCTTTTTGCATCAGCAAGGCCTATACTCACAGCTTTATCCAGAACCCTCTTGTCAATTTCAGAAATGTCATCTAACATAGCCTGAAGTTCTTTCCGATACTTGTCTATAAAAGCTTTATTTCTCCGATAGTTGCTACTCATGCTGTGTCCTCTCTCTTTACACTAAACTCCTGGTGGGAGCTATAGGGAAAACCTTCGCCTACTGTCAGAGTTACCTGCTTTCCATTCCTCTGGGTGACAACAACCTCATCACCTTCTTGAAGGTCCACATCTGGACCACAAAACAGAGTATGGGAAGTTATCAGTGTAGGCACTCCATCATCCCCTGTGTCCACCAGCCGGCCTTTGCTATAGTGACATTTGACATTTTCATATTTTAGCACTTTTTCCTGTTTTGTAATGCCGCCTTCTACCTTCTCGGTCCAGCGATATATATCCATTCTATCTTTCCAAAGTCTCTCAAGTACACTCATCTCCGCAACCTCCGAAATCGCATTAAAGCCAGCTTATCCTTTTCAGACAGCCCATAGATTGTTTCCCTGGAAACATCGTCAGTGTTGTAAGTTTTAATGGTATCACCCTCTTTTATCGATGTCACGTCAAATACTGAACTACCTCCGGTCTCGGCTTCATAGTCAATAATGGCCTTGACCTTACGGCGGATAAATGGTTCCAATTCTGCAGGTGGCTCTGTCAGGTTGCAGTAGCTCAAAACTTCTTGAATAACATCATTAATTTGTAAATCCCTAGAGTCATCTTCTATTTTTAGATTAGTTTTTACCAATTCTCTTAATTCTTCTTTGAGCATAATTTTCAGCTCCTTTTATTTACTTCTTTTAAAAGCTTAATTAGCTCGTCTTTCTTAGCTCTACTATCATAGTCAATTCCTTTTTCTTTAAGTATTTCTTTAGTTTCATCTTTTGTTAGCTTATTGTAATCTATATTAATATTCTGTTTTTCAGCATTTTCTTTATTGGCCTGTTTTTCATCTTCCTGATTCTGCTGTTTTAATCGTTCTTTCTGCTTTTTCTCTAACTCTAATAAATAAAATGTAGTTGCTCCCATATCATCACCTCTTTCATAAAAGGAAAAGGTCAAGAAAACTCTTGACCTTAACCATTAGTAACAACCTTTACTACTCTCACCTTTTTCTTGTCATAAACTCTATCATAATTTTCAGCCTTAGCAATTTCATCAAGGGTTGGCATTTCTCCTGCAACTGAATTTTCTGTCCACTTAAATCCTCTAACATGCATTATGAATTTTTGCCTATTAATCAAAATATCTTCGCCTTTTAGAGTATTTCTGTCTGTTTCAGTAGGTACTTTTGGCCTTCCTGCTACATATCCTACTGCACCGGATGCAAATAGATAGGAAGTGTATTTTTTGCCACCTTCGGCTCCATCTACTACTGGAAGTGTATCATCAACTATTATAGTTTTGCCCATATATGTTCCGAATCCTACGTCTATTTCAGATTCAGGCATATATTCAATTAATTGCAGTTTTTGAAGATTAGTATGCACTCTGCTGTGCATGGCAATCGCAGTAAATTTTTCTTTTGCATCTCCTAAAAGCTGTGCAGCTTCAAGAAAGACTTCTCCACTTGCCATCTCTCCAGTACCATCTTCTTTTGAAACATCTAAAATTAAATCTCCATTATCATTTACCTCATTATCAGCAAAAATACCATCTAACATTTTAAGTAAAATTCTTTGCTGCTGTCTGGTCCAGTATGCAGCTACACGATTACCTATAGCCTGCATTGGATCGCTTCCAGCTAATTCTGCAGCTAAGTCCTCAGAACTCCATGCTTTACCAAATTCAAATACTCTCGCTACATCTTTTCCTGCTGTAATTTTATCTGGAGTTAAAGCAAAATCTGACTGAATAGCCTCTGGATCACCGTCTAAATCATTCCAAAATGGCATATTTACAAATATACCACCATTTGGTACTTCTAGCCCTGATACAGTTCCCATGATTCCAGAACGAATTAAAGCGTTCTGTTCTTCAATTGTATTGATTACATAAGGATTAAAAACTTCTGGAATAATAATGTCGCTAACTCTTGTTACTGACATGTAAAATCATCTCCTTTTTCTTATTTTTTATAGTCCAAATAATGAAGGATTACCGCCTGCCTGGATTATTAATTGTCTCGCTTTTTCCGGATTTTCTCGAATTAATTTTCCTTGCTCTGTTAAATTGAAATGTTCTTTACTCCATGGATTTTTTGTAGATATAGAACTTTCACCGATATTATTTGGTTCTTTACCTTTAACATCTGGCTTAAACAAGTCTTTGTATTGTTCTTTTAACGTTTTTAGCTGTTCGTCAATACCTAATACTGTACCATCTTCAGCTATAGATAACTTTGACTTATCAAACTTACTTATAAGCAAATCAGGATATTTTGCATCAGTTAGTTTTGATTGTATTGCAGCATTGATTGTCATATCTCTTATTTTTGCTTCATACTGCTCTTTAGTAGCTTTATTAGTTTCTTGCAATTCTTTTATAGTCTTTTCTAGTTCTTCGTTGCCTTTTACTTTTTCCTGTAGTTCTTTTAGCTGCTTATCCCTTTCCTTAAGCTGCTGTTCTAGGTCCTTCTTGGCATTGTTCACCTCGTCAAACCTTGCTTTAGGGATATATCCCTTGAGCTCCTCTGAATATGCCTCAAGGACCTTATTAGCCTGTTCTTCAGTCAGACCCATTGCTATTAAATCTTCTTTCTTCATACTTTCCCATCCTTTCATCTTCACTTTTTATCCCGGTCGTGTCCGGTGATGTCCCGTTCTTTTACGCCTGCGGTACCGGAAAGGCGGCATATAAAAAGATATCCTATTCAGATATCTCAAATAACTCACTGCATTCTATTTCATCTTCGCTTATTACTATACTCATGGTAGTATCTTTACTGGTTGCAATATCAGCCTCATAATTCCCTTCAACATAAGTTCTAACTGTATTACTTGGAATTAGTTCAAATTCTGTTCCCCTTGGTATAACAAAATCGTTTTTAAGGATTAACTTTTTGCCCATTTACTCACCCTCCAATAAGAAAAATAAAAGCATAGTACTATGCTTTTTCTCCAGATAGAACTTTAAGAATGTATTTTATATATTCATCCTCAGCCTGTAGAACCTTAATGACTATTTTTTCATCAACCTTAATGGCTTCTGAAATATATTGAATACATTCTTTGCTTCTATGAGTAAGGTTTTCCGAATCTACTTTTTCATAAGTCATTTCAAAAATGTCAGGCTTACAGGGATAAAATTCACCCTTTATGCCTTTAATAATGTAGTCACCGGGACTTGCAATATGAATACCCTCTAACGTCTCTATTTCAAGATAATCTTTACCAACTGGTTCTCGTACTTTATCACCACAAAATTCATGAATATCTGCTGAGTTTCTTCCGTTGAATTGTATTGCTTCAATTACAACAGGTTTCTTTCTATACCTCATGTTTATATCACCCCCTTTTAAATGAACATGAAAAAAGCACCTGCATTTCTGCAAGTGCTTAATTTTTTGAAAGTTAATTTTTAAATTTTAATCAACTGTTAATATACCGTCCATAATTTTATCAGCAATAACTGTTTCACCAATATCCTTTAATTTTTTAACTGCTAAATCAGTATTAATATTTATATCAGTATGAAGATATTTATTTAATATATCATGGACAATTAATTCATTATCTTTATTTTTTAACCATTCTCTTGGAATATAAATCATTATTCTACCCCCAATCTATTCATGGTAATAATCAATGCATCTTCAAAAATTAGTTTTTCATTACCACTTAAATAATACCCATTTTTTAATGTTTCAATCGCCCTATCAATGTCATCAAGCATATTATTTTTATAAGCTGAAAAATTAGGCATGTTTTCTAATAATTTATCAACTAATTCTTCTTTATTATTTTTGATGTAATCAATATACTTTTTACTATATTCTATTATATCATATTTAGAATTATTCAACACATCAACTATTGGTTTCCATTTTGCATTTAATTCATTACCAAATCTATATTTGTAAACAACTTCACCAAAATCAGCTATTGTTTTACAAGAACTAAATTCAGAAAGTTGTTTAAGTTTTGGTAAAGATTGAACAAGATGTTCTGCATAACTTGGTGCTATTTCATTAGTTATTCCAATACTTTTTGTAATATAATGTGCTGCAGCTTCTGCAAAAATATCATCAACATAAGCCCAATCTTTAAATGAAATTTCCCCTATATCATGATTCAATCCATTAGATTTTGCATGGAATAATTCATGAAAAGCAGTTTTTATTTGATATTCGATACTTCTTATATCATTACTATTAAGTTCATAAGATAATATTTCCATTTCAGGTTTTTTATAATTTAATTGACATTGACCATTTGCACCTATTAATGGATGTCGCTGAACTGTTAATGGTAAATTCTCTTGCTTTAAAAGATTAGCTGCAAATTCTCTTATGTCTATGCCATCCCAATTTTTATAAATTTCACTAAATCTATTTATAGAAATTTCTTTTAA